GCAAACCCAAACAGTTCGTGCATCTTCTTAACGGCTTCGGCATGGCCTTCAGTTGCTGGGCTTAAGTAAGCTGCCATAAACTTATCATCACGCTGCATTCTTGCAATCTCTTGTCTTGCTGCATCAGGGGTTAATGTGAAGCCGCCTGCTTGTCCTGGTTGAGTTAATGACTCTTGCATCTTCTCGCCAATCTTAGAAAAGACTTTAATGAACATTGGGTTGTCGCCAAGCCCAGTTTCATTTAACCACTTCTTCATATCTTCGCCGCCAAAGGTATCAACAGCTCTTACAGCCATGTCAATCTTTTGGTCATAAGCTTTGCCAAATTCTTTTTTAACGTCAGTGACCCACTGTTCACGTTGCTGCTGACCAGCAGTCATCATGTTAGTGTGTTGCTCACCGGCAAACTGCATGTAGTTTTTAAATACAGTTTCAGCTTGCTTTTGTGATAGACCAGCTTCGTGAAATATCTTTTTAAAGTGGTCAACGGCTTCAGGTTGAAAGGGCATACCTTCAGGGATAATGCCTGAAGCATCTAAATTATACTTAGCATCTTGAGGTCTACCTAGTTTCTCGTAGAAAGAATCCCATTCAGTAGGATCAGCCCCTTCTCCTGGGATAACTAGTTTATCCTTACCAACCATGCGTTGTGCGTGGACGTAAGATTTTGCAAGACCATTTAAGTCTTTAATATCAGCTAGAGTAGGATCAGACCTTAAGCCCTCGTCGAGAGCTGAACGCCAATCGATAGAACCACTCGAGCTGCCCGTTGCGACGGTTGGTGCAGTGGATGCGCCACCATCATTTACTACGGACCCTGTGTCTACTTCACTCATTTTGTAGTGCCTCCATTTGTTTCATGATTTGTCTTGGGTCTCTTTCCAAAAACCGCAAGATGCTAAGTACAAGACGGCGCTGACCTTCACGGTGCGCTGTCTCATAGGGATCACCTGCTACGTAACTTGTATCAGCAAGAAAACTAATCTTGCATAGATGGTCTAGTACTCGCTCGCCATCAGGTGTGGAAAAAATAATCTTATAAGAATCGTGCAACTTCATTAAGTCTTGCGATTTCATTGCATTGGTCCCATCGGTTGTTGCTCAACGCCTTGATTTGGTGGTTGCTCACCAAGGGTTGGTGCAGTGGCAGCCGCGTTAGCAGCATCCTTAGCAGTGGCAGCCAGTTCGCGGCCGGTCGCAACAGCTTGCATTTGTTGTTGCTGTTGGGCGCGGCCCTCACGAATCTTAGCAACTTCTTCAGTAGACAGTAAGGTTTCTTGGGGGGCATCTAACAATCGATGTGCCCAGCGAACCGTACCATCAGCATTGAGGTTATCAAAGATCTCAGGCTTAACATTTGCTAGTGGCACTAAGGTCTCTAACAGGCGTGTGAAGCTAAATAGTTGTTGTGTCTTTTGGGCACGAGCCACGGGTGATACATAGTCAATACGTAGATTACGACCTTGCGCCATTGGCGGAGCAGTAGGTAACATACGACGACGATTCATAATATTAAACACGCGATCAATCAACGGTCCTAGGAACTCGGTTTGTAAGCGACCAACCATTGGACCCATCAACCTCATACGTTCTTCTTGGCGCTGCAATACTTCGGTAGCTGTCATGCTAGGACCTTCACGCATCTGCATCCAGTCTACGTGGTAGGTCTTTAGGATATGTTGGCGCCGTGATTCAATAAAGTCTAACCCAATGTCAGGGCGCAAACCTTCAACAAGGGGTCTTACGGTATCAGTGGTACCTGAACGGTAGTAGTTAAGACCACCTGGGATAGTGCGCAATGGCAGCATAAAGCCATCATCAGGAACCATGAGTGGTGGATCAGTAGCTTTTTGCGCCGCCTTGATCACGGTCTTACTCATCTCATTGACCATCTTAATATCTGGCAATGCAGTCATTGATGGTGAACGACCATACACTTCACCAGCGGTCTTTGTCCAACGTGGTACCATGTATGGAAACTCTTTAAAGCCGCCAACATCGAGAAGAATCTTTTCTTCTTCTAACACATAGGCACTCATCCAAGGCATGTCCTTAGCAAGGGCAGAGTCGGGATTAAAACTATCGCGTGGTTCTACTGCATGAACGCAAGTAAACTCTTGGTGTGGATCTTTATACGCATTCTCAATAAACTTATCAGGAAGCTTATCACGATACAACTGCACTAATTGACGTGCTGTGTGCTTATACTTGCGATACACGGTATCAATGACACCCTCAGGTGATTCAGAGATATAGCATTCAGCAAGGTGATACGTTCTAAAGTTAACTGGTTTACCAGGGCGATCTTCAACATACATGACCGCAGTACCATAGGCACCTAGGTCAATGTATAGTTCATGCACCATGGAACCAAAGTTAGACGAGGGTGAATGAAACACCTCTCGAAACATTGTCTCAGCCACATTCTGTAGCCAAAGATTTGTAGGGTCATCAACGTCATCAATACGTTTTTCAACTTGCAAACTGAACCACTGTTCAGAAGGCGCAGTCAAATAACCATGAAGACCAGCAGCTAATTGTTCATTGGCCAAAGGAGCGGTTGAATCATACACACGATCATACCGAGTACGGTCACCTTGCGCGCGTACAGCATTAAAATCACCGCGCCTTGGGTTTACATAATCAGTACAGTCTTGCCACAAGGTTTCCCATGGTGACCTAATCGTGGTTAGTTTACCTAACCGATCAGTGATGACTGATACCAGATCCTTTGGATTGTCCACATTAACCGCCTAGTAAAGATGAAGAACCTAATGTTTTCTTCTTTGTCATTTCATCCATGGTGCTAATGCCTGTAGGTCCGGTCAAGATGGTACTTGCACGACCTGCTGCATTTCGCTCTAATTTACGTTGCTTTGCTTGAGTTTCCTGGACCATAGCATTATCCGCCGCTGGAGGCGGAGGTGCTGGAGGTACTGGAGGGGGACTACCGCCGCCGCCACCACACATAATCATCTCCTCTTTTTAAATAAACTACCAACGTTAGTATATCCTAACAAGTTGTACAACATGGCAGTTCTTTCAGGAGCTACCATTGTCGACGACGCAGGACATACTTCCTTTACACCTTTTGCAAAAGCCCAGTCCTCAAATGCTGTAATCAACTTCACGGCAGCAAGGCCACCGCGTTTAGTAGGATCAACAAAGAGAAGCAAATCTTGTGCAATTAGGTCCTTACCGAAATAGTACTCTGTAATATACCCCGCGTACATACCTATGATTCTACCATTAACTTCAGCCACAGCTGACCAGCAACGGTCGGGATTAGCTAAATAAGTTAAGGCAAGGTCCTTGATCTTCTCTTCATCAAAGTCAAGATCTCGGTAGACCGATTCCTCATGCATGATCTTTCCTAGCTCAACCATGGTCGGAAGATCTTTTAAGGTAAACGGACGAATCATAGGATCTGATAATCCATGTCAGCCATCCGAGGTAGTTTCTTCGCATTCATATTTAACTGGTCGCGTAGTCCGACAGCTAGGTAACGCATCGCGTCGGCAGGGTGACTGGTCCAATCGTGCAACGGACGATCACGGAAAACCTTATGCTTCTCGTCAAAGTCCTTACGGTACTGGCGTAGTGCTTCAATAAGGTGGCTGCACTTCTTCTCATCAAAGAAACACTTAGGTAAGGTTGTTCGAACTGCTTCAATGCCGTCGTCAATCCGAAGGTTAGCAGCAACACGAAACCTAATTCCTAGTTCACGGGCTACCTCTAACCTACTCTTACCCGTGCCCATCTCCCTGACTTGAATGTCATGAGGGGCAATATGCTCGCCATAAAGGTATTCTTTTTCTTTTAAGATCTTAACGTAGTGAGCTAGACCCTCACCGCTACTCTCGTAGTAATCAATGATCCTGATCTCACCACCGTGACGCTGGAAGAAGATAATCGCAGTTGAATCATTCATGCCAAGGTCCCAAGATGTATGGACCTCAAGCCGTTGCTCATAAGGTACACCAGTAATCTTACCATCAGCAAGTAACCTAGCCATGGCGTTACCGTAGTAAGAACCTACTAGTGGGGCATCAAAGCTACAATAAAACTCTTGCTGGATCATCTCATCAGGCATGCCTGAATCACGTTCCTCGTCTACTGCCTCTTGGCTAATGGCCCTGGTATCATCCACACTTAACGTTTGTTGGAACCATTTCTCATTACGCTTGGCCATGTTGAGTAAATCATATCCATGGTTTCTACCTCGAGCGGTATAAATAAATAACGCCCATCCTCCGTTCTCAGCCAAGATGGGACGAATGTAATCCCATGCTCGGGGATCTTGGAGGGAGTATTCAGAGAAGACGACTCCGACAGGATTGGCACCGACCAATCGGTCGACGTTGTCGGTACCCACCACCTGATAGATCGAGCCATTCTTTAACGTCAATCGCATCTCAGTATTGTTTACTGCCTCCCAAGTTTCCTGTGGGAAGTGGTCAATAAACTTTCTACCGTCACGGGTCATCCCGTCCCAAGCGATCTTTCTCCCCTGGTTGTATGTTGGAAACAAATGCCAGTATAACCCAGGCCGCGTTAATGCTGACACAGCGCACCAATTAATTGACAGCAAGTCTTTACCTGCGCGCCGATGCCAAACAGCAACAGCTCGCTTACCGCCGTCTTCTAAAAATTTCCACAGTGGAAACTGATAAGGCCTTGGAGCCCAATCAGCTGGTACCGTTATCTCCGCCATCAAGATCCTTTACAAGGTCGCTAAACCGTACGACATTAATATTAAATGAACCGTTGCCCTCGATCTCCATCTCAACCGCCTTGCGCTTAGGAGCTACGTACTGGGCTAACTCCTTAAATGCTTGTAGCTTCAATTCAAGACTTGCCGTAGGGTCGGCTGCAATTGTAGCCATCCCTTCAATAGGATCACAGTTCAGTGCAGCTAATTTTTCTTCAATCTCAGCTGAACGTTTATTCTTAGCACCTGATGGACGCCCTGCGCCATCACGCTTCCCGCCTAATGTAGCCATAACCTACCTCCTTAGCAGATAATATATGAAGATTGTACCGTGGTACATAGCCCCTTTGTAAATATTTCTTAGGATCATAAGTTATTGGCTTATTGTATTGATTGGCATTCTCTATAAAAATTGCGTGTTGATTCAAATTTATTCCCTATACTAATACAATATGCACGGATTTTTGCCGATTTAGCTTTAAATGCCCCCGCAGAACCACTGACTTGGCGCTTTTAGGGCGCGGGCCGACAGCCGTCCGCCCCGGGCCCCTGACCTCTCATCCAGCTACGACCGGCAAAGAACAACAAGTACTAATAGTGCAAACACTTTTACATGAATGAAACACCTCGAACTTAAATCGATCGATAAAAATACGAGAACCGAGGAGAAGGGGAACAAAAGGAATGGGAATGAATAATCTTGATATTTATTCAAAGGAGAAAAGAGTAAAGAATTATGTGAAGCTAGTATAAGTGATAGTTTAAAAGTACGGATAAAGACCGTATATTCTAAATGTGAAGGAAATCCGAATAAAGTTATTGGGATAAATCGCACAACTAATAAAGGAGAATGAAATGATTTACATTGATTTAATGGGACCGGATGGGAACGCTTTTGCCCTAATGTCCACAGTAAAAAAGGCCGGAAGAGATTTAGGATTTGAGAAACAGAAGATTGACGGGATAATCCAAGAGATGATGAGTGGAGATTATGAGAATTTAAAGAAAGTCTTCATAAAGAATTTTGGCGAATATTTTGCATTTGAGGAGGATTGTGATGATTAAGTTTTCAACCGCATTAGAGGACGAGATTCTAAAAAGACAAGTAAT